CGCCCGACGGCGAAATTGCCCTATTTGGTTCAATGTTTAGACTACCAACTAAAAAACCCTCGTCTTTAGGCACATCTCTAATGGCTAAATTTAAAGCCTCTAATGCGCCCGCCTCTGCAAAAGAGTCTAACACTTCAGGTATACCGTTTAACTCTTTAAAAACCTTTTTTAAATCAGGTATATTTGCGCTAATAGATAAAAAATTACTCAACTCTATGCTCTTTTAAGATTAACACCGTTTTAATGTTTCTTATATCAATTTCTGAAATACTAACAATATCGTAAACAATACCGTTATACTTTATCCTTACCTTTTCAATATCCTCAACTAAAACGTTAGCCCTTAAAGTTACTTTGAAAATCTGCCCAAAATCTTTAAGACCTAAACCCTGTAAATTAGTTATTGTTTTACTATTGTCGGAAACAGTACGCCAATTAGCCCAATAGAAACCTAGCGAAACCTCAACAACCGTTTTACCACCGAAACCGTCGTTTTGTTCACTTAAACTAAATATTTCTATTCTTTTCTGAAATCTCCGCGAATCTATTTGACCGTAACCTCTCAAAATACAAACCTTTTAATTGGCTTTAACATACTTTTAGCCGTTACAGGTAAAAGCCTTAAACTTTCGCTTTCTCCCTCAGAATTATAAAACCAAACGCGCACCGTTTCCAACACCGCCTGTATTAATATTGGGTCAACCTGTTCTGTATCTGTATATCCAACATTCAGAATAAACGCGCCGTCATTTATATCACTTAACCCGCTAAAACAATAAGTCGAATACAAACCTTTTCGATGCACATTGTAATTATTTTCGTCTTGTGGTGTTACTACTGAGTTAATAGGCGACGCGTAAACGTCAACACTACCGTTTAAAGTTGTGTATGCTTTATTTGTTGGTTTAAGGTAATAGTTTGCGTATTGCTCAACAACTCTACACGCTGAATCTCGCATTATTTCAACCTCTTCGTAAATTGGCGCGTTATTACCGTCAAATCTTAAATAGTTTAATACTCTGCTTATTGGTACAACGTCTTCGTATGTTGTTATTTGTGCCATTTATTTATTTTCTAATGTTGTAGGCTCTGCGTTTTTGTCCTCCGTTTTTAACGGTCTTGCATAACCCTTTTTTATAATCTCTTCAGCCCTTTTTTTTGGAAAATCCGCAACCGTCAAAGTTAGATAAGACTTACCTAATTTATTTGTTTTTTTGTCTTTTGAATCTCTAAAATTTTTAATAAACTGTACTTTCATTGTCTGTGATTTTTGTATTAATTTCAATTGTAAAGTTAAGTAAAATATATAAAACAGTTTTAACCATTAATTTAAGACCGAAAAAAAAGGCAACCCAACAAGGTTACCTTTCAAAAAAACAGAAAAAATGCAAGTAAAAAGACAAACATTTTACCGTTACCTATAATTTATAGGTTTATTTTAAACGCTATTATTCAGGCGCAGAAATGCTACCTAAAATAAATGCGTCAGGTCTATCAATCGCCAATACCGTACGGCTTTCAACTCGCGCGGTTATTAAGTTTTTGATAACGTTATCTTGGTCTTGCTCAAAGAACTCAACCGCTAAACCGTCAACTACAACCTTTTTAGCCATAGACCAATCTCCGATAACATACTCGTCTTCAGTTACCCAACTAGCTTTAAATACAGGTATTCCGTTTATAGTTAAGTTACCGTTGATAAACGTTACAACGCTTGGTAAACTAAAATCTGACGGTTTTGTAATTGCTATGGTCGCCCAATCTTTAGGGTTAAGCACAATACCGTTGACCATATAGTCGTTAGCCTCTAAAGCGCCCATATCCTGTATAATACGTTCAATAGCCTCTGTTCCTGACGCCGTTGAGGTTGTTGCGCCCGCTTTAATACCTGTGTAAAACTGTGCGTTTTCTACCTTAAAGTAATCGCGTCTTAACGCTTCAGGTAAAAAGCTAGTTAAAAACGGTAAGTCTTGCGCCATTTGTTTTGCAAAACGTGCATAACCCGCAATGTAACGTGCGGTAAAAACTACCTCAGTAAAATCGTAGTCGATTTGGCTTTTCGCTGAACCGTCAGGATTTTGAACCGCAATAGCACCCTCTGAACCTGTTTCTCTGTAAATAACATAAGAACCTGTTGAACTCTGAATAGTTGGCACTAAATCAGCAAAGTTTACCATTTGCGACGGTACGCGAGCAACGCCACCTTGATAAGTCTTTACAACGTCGCCTGTTAGGTTTGCGTTGCTCGTCATAATGCCGACGGCTTTCATTTCCATTGATGCATTTCGACCTTTGGTAACTAATTTGATAGAGTCAAAATTTTCTTTTAACTGAGCCTTAAACTCTTCAGCATAATCCTCATTTAAAGCGCCCTCGTTAGACATAGCCACTTTTGCCATTTTCGTTTCCATTTCATTAAGCCTTTGCTTTAACTCCGTGTTCATTTCTTTTTGCTTTTCAAAGTCTTGCTTTAATTCAACAAAATTTTCTGAATCTGCGTGCATAAACGCGCTAAGTTTCTCTTCCAAATTAGCGTCTAAAGTTTCTTTAAACTTTTCTATTGCGCTTTTAATTTCTTTACGGCTTGAATTGTCTAGTTTTTGCTCTAAACCCTCTAAAGCCTCTTTTAATTCCTCATTCATTTTTTAAGAATTTGTAAAATTTTTAATTGTATTTATTAGCGACTTGTTGACCTCAATAGCGTCGTTTGACGACTTTTGATTTTTAAGCGCTTTTTGTCCTAAATTAAAACTATGTAACTGCAACTCTTTTAAAGATAACTCTAACAGTCTAAAACCGTCGTCAGAAATATCCCCCTTGCGTATATAGTTTATGATTTTTTTTATTTTTTGGTCTACGTCTTTAATAGTTGAATTTTTTAAACCCATAAATTGAGCCGAAGAATTTGCGCCAATTGTAACGTTTGAACCCTCATACAACTTAACCTCTTTTATTTTTCTTATCTGTTTACTATCAATAACCTCGTCAACAGAATTTAAGGTAACAAAACCTATACTGTGTTCCGTCATTATACCCGCCTCGTATAGCTTAATTGCATCGTCTGAATAAGTTGTATTAATTAAAGGCTCACTTTCAAAATACAGTCCTTTAGCGTCTTCCCTCAAAACCGCAAACTTTCCGTGTGGTTGGTTAAAATTGTGTTGGTTTAAGAAAAAAATGCGGTTTCGGTTTTCTTTTAGACTCTGAGAAAACGCGCCCTTTTCAATAATATCGTTGTGGCTATCAACGTTTCCAAACGTCGAAAGGTAACCTGTTACAACTCTGTTTTTAACGTCAACGTCAACAACTCCACCGCGAATATCTTTAAAGTTTAATAAGTTTTTCATAACGTCAAAGTTAGTAAAAGTTTTTAATTGTTTAAATTTCTCTTTAAAACAGGTAACCCAAACTCGTCAAGTTTTATTTTGGGTGCTAACGTACAACGGCAATTTATAGAGTTTTCAGGGCTTGCGTTTATATCGCTAGGCATTTGTAAAATTTCAGTATTTCCGTCCTTGTCAAACGTTTCAAAACCCTCATTTAACGGTTTTTCTATACCGTGCAAAATCCTGTGCGACTCTCTTGTGCGCTCGTCTAACGCTGAAATCCAAACCTTATTAACTACCAAATTAGAATTATCAAAAGCCTCCCTGTTTTCCTACCAAAGTTTTTAACTAAATCTTTAGTAATTTCAGCGATACCTTTGCCCTCTTTTAAGTTTTTGGAAATTATATCAATTACCCCCTGTATTAAGTTTTGTCTTATTGTTACAATTCTGTTGTAATGGTCTTCAAAAAAAGAGTTAACCAAATTAAACCAACGTTCGGAAAACAGGCTAGACAAATTATAAGGATTATCACTTTTAACGGCTAAAATACCACTATTTAAACCCTTTTCTATTCTGTTTCCGTGCAATAACCCTATTGACTTATAAACCTCTTTTAAAACCTCTTTTAATTGGTTTGAGGGTAGGTATAATTCTAGTTGGTTTTTATACTCAACAGGGCTTAACTCAACGTTTGCTAAATTTTTTCTAACAAAATTATTTAACAGGCTCAACGCTTTACGTTCATACAAACCGTGCTTTTTAAAGTACCACTTTTGGTATTGGTCAACTGTCATTAATCTGTTATATTTAAACTTTGCTCGCTAGGCATTAGCGCGTCCTCCAATGGCATCATCCCAAACTGTACTGTATATTCGTTAAAAGCCTCTAAATTTTCAGCCTCATAATTTAAAGCCTCCCTGTATTCGTTCCTAGTTATTACACCGTCGCGCAAAGCAATAGTTAGCCAATCGACTAACTCTTTCATAT